ACCTTTTCCCCGGAAATACGTTCAGCCGGTTCAACTTTTTTAACTTCTTCTTTTTTTTCTTCAGGAGCACTGACTTCAGGAGGATTCGCCTCCCGGATTCCAGCACCTGAACCTCCGGCTTCTTCAGCCTTTTCTTCAACCGCATCGGAGGCGGTTACTGATACTTCTTTTCTGGTCGCTCTCGGCATATCAATAACCCCCCTTCAATCAGTAAAGTCCGCCGGAATAGCCTACGTTGTCGATGATTGCGTTGAACGCAGGTGCACGCATGATGGGCATTCCGTACATGGCAATTACGCCGCGGTGAGAAAGGCTCGAATCAGTCTTGAGTTCAAATGCACTGATAGGCATGAGCTGGGCAAATGACAGTACCGGTTTGAGTTCCTGAGTGTAGTCTGACAGAAGAATGATTGACGCAGTGCCCGGAAGGTCTTCGTTCAGGTCTGTATAAACCGTGTCTCCTTCAGCGGCAGCCTTGATGCGAACCATTTCCATGAGTTCCGTGCCGTCCGCCTTTGAGCGTGTGATTACATAGCCTGTAGTAACCGGTCCGTCGGAAGCCGGAGTAATCGTAAGGGTAACTTTTGCACCCGATGCAACAGTAACCGACGCTTCCGCCGCTTTTTCCGCAGAAATTCCGAATGAGTTCACCGCATGAACCGCATACAGATAATCTCCTGCATCGGAAGCACCGAATTTCGATGCGGAATCAGTTCCTGCAGCCGCCGTAAATGAAGTGGGAGCGTGGGGTCGGAGTTCCTGATTGCCTGAAGCAGCAACCCTGCCCTTTACCTTGAACATCTTGTCTGCACCGGCATCGCCCTTGATTGAAAGTACTGAACCGATTGCAGTCGTGATGTCAGGAAGTGCAGTGAGTGAAGTGTGGGTGTCTCCGGTAAGATAGCGAAGTTTGTCGCTGTACAGTTTTTTGAACTGCTGGGCGATGATCGGAGGATAGTATACTTTGTTCAGGTCGCCGCCCTTGTTGTATACTTTCGTTGCGATCTCATCGAACAGTTCTTCACCTGCGCTGATTTCGTCATTCTTTTCGCCGATTTCCAGTCCGCGGATATCCACTCTTGTTGAGCGGAGTTTTTCCTTTACGTCCGTGTCGGTTGCAGAATCCCGGATCATCTTCACAAGTCCGTCGAATGCCTTCGGATTTACCGAAGAATCACCGTGGAACAGTGCCCGTTCTACCTGACGCGTAATCCGCGTAACGCCTGCAACTTTCTCGCTGTTGAGTGCTTCGTTTCCGGCATCAGTCATTGCCATCTGGTGGGTAACGGCATATTTCGTTGAAATATACTTCGTTTCGGCGAATTTACGCTGAATTTCCTGACCGCTTTCTGAAGCGCGTTCGCCCTCTCCGATGAAACCGAATTCGTCATCTCCTACGTCAGTGCGGATATTGTACTGATGTACCGTTGAACCGATTTTTTCCTTGTTCAGGCGGTAGAAAAGTTTACAGTCATTCTGGGAAACGTCCAGAATGTTAGTAAGCGTTGCTTCAAGGTCTTCACGCTGCAGTGCACGTCCGCCCTCGTACTGTGCCGCGTCTACTCCGTTCCCCGCAGAAAGAGCCTTTTCAAGTTCATTGTCCGCAGTGGAAGTTCCCGCAAATTCATCGTCAAAAATGCTTGCCATATTTGAATCTCTCCTTTAGTTATTTTCCGTATTTGTGAACGATTTCACAAATTTCATTCCATTCAGATTTACTGATTGTTCCGCCTGCCATTTTTCTCTGGAACGCCGAATTCAGACGCTGCGACTTCTGAATGTCTGCAATCGTCTTTCCGGATTCCCTGAATGATTTTTCAAGCGAACTTTTGAAAAGGTCAAAATCCCCCTGAGAAATCCGTCCGGGAACGGCAGCCGCTCCGACTGACTTCTGCATTACCGTTGCACGTGCTTCAGGCGTTGCCCCGATCTGCGCGATTGCACTGGCACATTCGGTAACGGATTTGCGAAGTTCTTCAAGTTCTTCGCCCTGTGATCTGATGATGTCCTTCTGCGATTCAATTTCGTCCCTTAACGACTTGATTACATCGGAAGCATCAACCCATTCCCCGTCAGAATCAGAAGAACCGAGGTCGAAGTTATATGACTTCTTTACGTCTTCGTCTTCGTCATCTTCTTCGTCTTCGTCCTTTACGCCTTTTTTCTTCACGTCTTCGTCTTCTTCGTCCACTTCGTCCGCATCATCTTCTTCGTCAAAGAGCAGGATATCTTTGCCGTCGTCTGATGATTCGTCCGGATTCTTTTTTTCTACACTGCTTTTCTTACAGTCGTTCGACTTGTTAAGTATTGTAGAAATTGAGTTAAAAAAGCCTTTAGCCATTTTTTTCTCTCCTTCGTCTATAATTTCACGCGCCGCCGCCCGTGCTTTCGATTCCGAAAATCCGTTCATCTGAAGCAGTTCAACAAGTTTTTCCTCGCTGTCTGCTCCGCCTGATGCCATTTCGTTGATTGCCGCCTGAATTATCATTTCGTCTTCGTCTGATTTTTCAACAGCCGGCACGTCAAGAATGTCCGTAATTCCTTCTTCCTTTTCTTCCGCCTGCAATGCCCTTCCTCCGCTATAGACGGCAGAATCCGTTCCGCTGCCGCCGCTTAATGCCTTGACGAAATCTACGTTCGTCATTGATTTAATCGAAAATTTCGCGCTTCCTACAGTCCAGTTGACCGGCGAACACGTAAGCGCAAGGTCGTTCCACATGAATGAAGTAACCGTTTCCGTGCCGTCCGCATTCCTGCGGATTTTCGGCATTATTCCGCCGACGGAAGCATGTACCCTCGAACTGTTCGCCTTCAGCAGGTTGATGTATTCCTTCGCGTATTTATTGTTTCCGTAAAGTTTTCCCTTTACGAAAGTTTTCCGTCCGTCCGTCCAGACCTTGATCGGCTCTCCGATAATCTTATCCTTATGTGTTTCTACGTTGCCGTTTTCGTCCCTTGTCTTGTGCTGGTGGTCGTCAGAGATTACGCCGTTGGTAAGGAAGTATTCCTGCGAACCCAGAAGCGCATTCTGCTGTACGTACTGATTCTGGAGGTCAAGGTTTTCGTTGCTCGCCTCCACCTCAAAAATGTAATTGCCGTCGGCATCTGTCTGCCCCGGATTAGCCTTGTTGATTGCTATCTGCAGGGAAACATCTGAAACATCATCACTGCAATACACCATTTTTTTCTCCGTCCGTAAAAAAAATAAAACAAAAAAAGGGCAGCCGTTCCGCAATGGAATGACTGCCCTTTTCAGACAAATCACAGAAGAATATTTATATTCTGATTATATGAATTAACCTGTTTATTGTCAATTACAAATAATTTTCCCCCGCCGTCATATGACATACAGAGATTTTTTAAGGTTTTTCCCGCTTTCTTCCGGAACGTCTCCGCCCTCCGGATTATCTTCTACGCCCGGTTCTCCTTCACCGTTTTCCCCGTCATTGCCCTGATAATCTCCCCAGTCTTCTTCTCCGCCGTTTTCGTCTCCGCCTCCGGCATCGTCCTGCGACTTTGACGCCTGATATAACTGTACTGCCTGAGGGTTGAGCGGAATGTCCGCCCATTCCGCATCAAGTTTATCAAGTCCCATTGCAAGGCGCGCTTCGTTCAGCGTCTGCACGCTTTCAACCTTCGTTTTAATGAAGTCCGCTTCCGCCTTGGGGTCGGTGAGTTCGTATCCGACGAATTCAAACCTGTATTCCGGGTCGATTTTCTTCACGATCTTGTTGATGTACGATTCAAGGAATGACAGTATGTCGCCGAGAATGAGGCTCTTGCTTGCGGAAATCCTGTCCTTTCCGCCGTTCTCAAACATCGCCTGTGACTTCTGGGATTGCAGTCCGAGTTCGTCCATCGAACAGCCGAACATAGCAACTACTCCGGAAGTAAGGTAATCAAGCCACGCCTGAAATTCCATTTCCCGGTTCTTTCCGTTGATTTCCTTCCACTCAATCGTATTGTCCTTTCCGCCGCTGGGAATTACCGGAATGCGCCACTGATTCGCCGGACCGCCTGACATGATCTGCGCAATGTAATCCGTCATCGTATCGATTTCGTCTTCGTCCGCATCGCCGTTGACAAGAAGCATTCCTTTCGGTGCCTTGTTTTCCGTAAAATTTCCCATGTTGTACGAAAAGGCATGAATTACGCTCGTAATGAGGTCAACCGCCTGTTCCACGTACGAATATCCGTACATGGAATGATATATGTCCGTCCGCGGATTCTCGAAGTCAAAGAGCATGCTTTCCGAAGTATATGCAGCCGCCGGAGCACCCTCGATTATCTGAAGGTACTTGTAGTTTTCCGGATTAACGTTGTCCGCCTTTTCGGCTTCGGTAAGCGGCATTACTCGCTCAATCGTTCCTGCGTCCACCGCAAAAAATGCGCATAACTGATTCATCTTGTTGTATTGCAGTTCCGTTGCTATCTGGTCAAGCGTCAGCAAGTCCCGGAGCAGTTTGTTGCAGAATTTGACGAAATCATCCCTGTCTGCATCTTCATAATTCCCGGTATTCATGAGAAAATCCCGGATTTCTTCCGCCTTTTTATCCCTCGCACTTTTTTTTCTGGACATATCAACGTCCATTTTTTCAATCACGAAGCCCCGCGAATTTCTGTCCGTTGCCGGCTTGAAGAAAGGACGCGTCTTCTTCTGGATATGATTGATGCACGTATTTATGACCCAGGCTTTCTGGGCAATCGCCCGGAGCACCCTGCACGATACGCCGCCATACTGACTCCGTGATACGGTGCGAAGTTTGCCGAACGCATTGTCAGACAGCGAAAAGGGATCCACGAATGAAGATGCCGCATCATACATTTTTCCCCTGTCCTGCCAGAACAGTCCGTCCGTAGTAGGGTGCTGGTTATACGCTTCCCTTTTCCTGATCTCTTTCTTTACGTCAATTTCTTCAGGTTTCCCTGCCATTTATTTTCCCCCAAAAAAAAGACAGCCACCCCGTAAACGGAAATGACTGTCCTGAGCAAACAAATCTGCCTTGAATTATAATGCAGTTTTTCCGTTTAGTCTAATACGTAACCTTAATCTGTGCACGTTCAAACGCTTCAAGAATCTGCGAAACGATGTCCTTTATCCGTTCGTCCATCGATTCCTTTTCTCCCGGAGATGTCCTTATTTCGTTCAGACGCTGGGCAAGAACTTTTGACTCTTTCGGATCCAGAAGTTCCAGACCCGCCTTTATGATCGTAAGGTCTCTCGCCGAGTCCCTCGTCCCCTTTGTCTGAAGGTAATCCATGGCATATTTTCCGTTGTCATTAAGTTTAACGTCCGGATTCGTCGTGTATGACTTGCCTTTTGACGCTGCTGCCGGAACTTCCTTGCCGTATTTGGTGTCGATTCCTGCGAGCCCCTTGAGATAATCCCTGAATGCACCCTCTCCGAGAATGCTCGTGTTTGACTTTATGTCGTTGAGGTAATTGACCATGTTTTTCTGGTCGGTGTTGTACTCAGCATTAGCCATTACGGATTTTATGTCTTCTTCAGTAACCGTCTTCCCGGACATCTGCATCTTGTACAGTTGCATCGCACCGGTGTAATTGAGCCCCGTAAGCTGTTTCCAGGCAAGGACGTTTTCCGTTACGTCATCGCCGTACTGCGCCCTGAACCTGTTGCCGATTGCCCTGAACGACCTGCTGTTGAACCCCTTCTCCATTAGGGCAAAGGTATTCAGTGCATCTTCGCCCTGAATGTATTCTGCACCTGATTTGCCGTCATTAAGTCCGCGGAGGCTCTGATACGCCATTAGCCGGGACGTGCTGTCAAGGGACGTTGCACTCCTTAACCCCTGATTCATCTGGTTCAGCCTCTGGAATCCGTACTGTCCCTGCCATGCCGGATTGTTGTCGGAAAGTTTCGCGAACATAACCATTGTCTTTGAAACGTCTTCGGTAGACTGAACGAATCCGTTTGCTATTCCGTCTTCCACCGCCGACTGAAGTCCGTTGAGGAATTCACTGAACTGTCCCTTTTCAAGACCGCTCGAAAGGCTCGCCCCGAAAGCATAGTTCATTCCTGCAACGGCACGTTCTTCATTCCTGCCAAGGCGTACCTGAGTTCCGAGAAAATCAGTTGCGTCTGCGCCGGTATATGACTGCGCAAGCGCGGAAGCACGTGCAAGGTTTCCGGCAGACCTGTAGTTGCTTACGCCGTATCTCGAAAGCGAATTCGCAATGCCCTGAAATTCGTCGAGTTCCATGCCGGTATTGTTCGCCGAACGGTTGAAATATGACTGCATTTCCAGCGCAAGTTTTGCATTCTGAACTGCATTGTTCTTCGTAATGCCCCTGCCGAACATGGAAAGGCTTTCTTCGTTGATTTTCAGGCGGCTTTCGTACGTGTCCGAATGAAGTTTCTGCTCTTCGATTTTTGTATTCTTGTTTTCGTTGAGTCCCTTGACCAGCGTGTCAACCGCCGATTTCAGCGTGCCTCCGAGTGCAGCACCTGCCATGGGTGCTCCGAATATCGTTCCGACGATTCCTCCGACCAGAGGAAGTGCGCTTGTTGCCGACGTAATGGCATTCGCCTTCCGGTTATTCTCCGCAATATGCGTTCCGAATGCGTCGCCCTTCCATTCCGCCATTCTGACGCGCGTATAACCTGTATCGTTCGCGATTATTCCGCTTCCTATTCCGATGGCTGCCGCCACCGTTGCCGCCTTTATCTTATCGTTTACGCCGTCATTCCGACCTGCACTGCCGTTTCCGGCATCGTTTTTTTTTGCCGCTGAAGAAGCCGGACTTCCCTGCCCGCGCGTAAAATGCGTTACGAGTGCTTTCAGTTCCGCAAGCATTTCCTTGTTGAGGTCAAGGAGGTTGTCTGCAAGGAAAGCATTGTTTCCAGCCGGTTCAGCACCTTTCAGCGCATCGCCGTTCTGCCCTGAAGGCATATTCGGCACGGCATAGGGAGAAGGAGATCCTGCACCGGTGATGCAGTCCATCTCATTTTTCGCCTGCCTTGTCTTGGTTATGAGGTCGGAATTGTCTGCCGTCATTACGACGTTTACGCCGATTGTGTTAGCCATGTTCAGAACCTCCCTCTGGCAATATCTTCTTCCGTGTATCCCGCAGCACGAAGTTCATTCCTGGATACGCGGCTCTTTTCCTTTTCCTGAATTTTCTGGTATCCGGCACGTGCAGAATCAATCGAAAAATTCATCGAGAAATCATACACGATGTCCGCCCAGTCGTCGTCCTGATAATCACCTTTGACCGGACAAGCCGTCAAAGACACCTGCGCCAGAAGAATCCTTATCGTCTGTACCGGGATTCTGTCCGTTACCTTCTTTTCCGTCCTGCTTCGGTTCAAGCATTTCCTGCACCTTAAACTGAAAGGATAACGCTTTCGCGTATACCTCCTGAAGAAAATTCTGACTCGGAATTTCTTCAAACGAAAAATCCTGAACTTCCTTTTTCGCATTTTCAAACCATGCCGGTCCGCTCACTACTACGATGTCAAGATATGCAATCTGCTGTATCAGTCCGTAAGCACCTGCACTGAATGATTCGACCGGAAGTCCCTTGAGGCGCATCGCCGTCAGGCGTGATATTGCTTCAAGGTCTTTCAGGCGCGGAAATTTAACTTCAAAGACACCCCGTGAAGTCTCGATTTTTTCCGTGGCATCTTTTCCAAGAACGATTGAATTGAACAGATCCGTCCTCTGTCCTTCCGTAAGGTTTTCCGTGTCAGTTTTCGGCAGTTCCCTGATTTCCATATTTTTTCTCCTTTCATACGAAATCTTTATGATTTTTTTTCTAACTTACTATTCGACCTTGAAGTCGTCTCCGATTTCCATGTCGATTGCTGCAACCGAAACATTCGCCTTCGTGTACGTTCCGCCCTGCACCGCAAGGGAAAATGACGTTGCAATTACGCCGTCAAGGGTCGCAACCACCACGTTATTGTTCGTGTCGAAAAGGTAAAGATGCTTGAATTTGCTCATCACCTTTCCCTGCGTATAATCCGCGGTCGACGGATTGAACGATGCAAGCGAAACAGTTCCGCCGCCGTTCAGCTGAATTCCGCCTTCAAAAACGTCCTTGACCGCAAGGAATCCCGACAGCTGTCCGCTGCATGAAATTGACTGAGGGTCAATCGATGCCGCAAACAGTGAATTTATGCACCGCGCTTCCTGAGTCTGAATGTTCTTCGTAAAGTTCGCCGAATCAACGAATCCCACGGTCTGCGCCGATGATGCCGAATCCCCGACCCGTACTTCAGTGCGGAATCCGATGGAAAATACGTTTGAACCTACGTTATTTTCGTAAACTTCCATAATTTTTCCCTCCTAGGTTAAATTTCGCTTGAACTTGTGTATACGTAGTTCGTAGCCGTAATGAACACGAAGTTGACCGGAGCAGTAAGGTAGCGGCTGTACTGAATGTAATTCTTGTCGCCTTTCTTCGATACCTTGATGTCCCAGACGTTGTTTCCGCTGTCATCGGGAATGATGTATCCGCTCGCTTCCCATTCCTTCGCCGCTTCAAGAAGCGTCTGCGTAATTACGGATACCGGCATATTTCCGGGCATTCCGATTCCGCTTGCATAGCGGCTGCGCAAATCACGATCCATGTACATTGCTTCACGCGTCATTGACCTTTCGTTTGCGATCAGGTCTTCCTTCTGGTAAGTCGTAAGCGCACGAATGCACACGAAATTCGTCTGGTCGTCCGGGCTGGGATTGCATACGACTGCTCCGCCCTTAATCAGGGTGTTCATGTTCGTAATCGTCCGCGTCTTGAGGAATCCCAGAACATTGAGCGTCTTGTTTGTCAGTGACATATTGACCGCCGCAGCACTTTCCATTCCTGCAAGCATTACCGCAAGGGTTGCCCCGTTTACCTTTTCGGTGTCTCCCGTCAGCGGATTCGTTGCATACGCGGAATCACCTACATAAGAACCGAGTTCCGTATTCAGTGCCTTTGCGTTCGCAAGGATAGTTTCATCTGATTCGTTCAGCGTTCCGCCTACCCAGAACGTGCGCTCCTTCCGGTTTACCGTGGAACTCATGTTCGTACAGTGCGTTGAAATGAGCGCGTGAATGTTTGAACTCGTTTCGGTCGTTGCAATTATCTGAATGTCTTTCGTCTCAAGTGCGGAAAGCGCATTTGCCCAGTCCGTGGAACTTGCCGATTTGGTCGTTGAACCGCCCGAAAAATACGTGTACGAAATGTTGTCGAGCGTCGAGCGTGAAGATGAGGAAAGCACTTCCACGGAATCAAAGAGTTCGATGTTTTCGAGTTCTTCAACGAATGCGGCAAAGTTGGAATAAAGTTTCACGGCTTCGCTGATACTCTTTCCGGAAACCGTATCGAGGTCGGTCGACTTTGCATCGCTGTCAGAATCGAGCATCGTTGCAACGAAATAATCCGTATCGTTGATTCGCGTTACGAGGTCGCTTACCGTAGGATATTCATCGAAGAGGAATTTTTCGGAGATTACTTCTTCGTCGACTGTCGCCGTCAGCGTAATGCTGTCCGAAGCAACCGACACGGAAGCACTTTCTCCGTCCGTTGCCATTACCTGCATTGATTCGCGGATAATGTTGTCAACTGTCGTCGTATCATCTTTGTATGACACGGTAAGTTTCTTTGAATTCGTCTGCGTGCCGGTGTCGATTTTAACCTTTATCTGGTTGACGTGGGCACCATAATCCGCAGAATAAATCTTGAGCACCGGCGTATCACCTGATTTAAGCGTCAGGGTTCCCTGAGTTCCCGGATTGACGCGCATCGCCATTACCGACTGCGGCACATATTCCTTCGACCCCTTGAATGCATATCCGACTGCCGTCAGGAGGTTTCCGTCCGTAAGGGATTCCTGCGCTTCCGCAAGGGAACCGAATTCAAGCAGTTCAAGAGGCTTTCCGCCGGTTGAAGTACCGAGAATGCATAGGTTTCCCGCAGAAACTCCGGACGGAGACGATACGTTGTTGCCCCGGCTGTATGCTCCCGGAACGTAATGTTCAGTCCGTTTTCCCGCAGATTCAAAAATTGCTGCACTTACTCCCATTTTCCTTTCTCCTTTAATATTTTTGTTTCGCAAGGTTTCCTGCGATTTCGTCCCATTCCGATTCCGTCTTTACCTGCATTGTGTAATTCTTCTTCATCAGGCTCGCCAGATAGGAATCCATCGGGTGCGTCTGAAGATAGCGCACTACTCCGATTTTCTTTACGGTTGTTTTTTTAACCGTTTCCTGCACGGATTCCGTTTTTTCAGTTTCCGTGCTTTCCGCGGTCGCCGCCGTTTCAGTTTTCTTTGACATGATTTTTTACCTCCAGAGTAATATTTTTTGTGTCCGTAATATCCGTATCGATCACAATCTGTTCAACGTTATAATCGATGTCGAATGCTATGTTTGCGCCATATAAAGGCACGTCAAAATCAAAGTTATAGTTGTTGCTCCGTTCGCCCCTTATGGTTGACCCCGGAACTACCGGATTGAACGGCGCATAAAGTTCGTTCAGTGCCGGAATGAAATATCCGTCCGCAAATAGCCTGAGGTGTTCATAGATTTCATTCTTTAACTGATTGTTTTCCGCCCAGATTTCCGCCGAAACATGATCCCGCCGCCTCGTGCTTATGGACACGCCGTAAAGGTCGTGTTTTTCCGCGCATTCCCGGAGGCGTGCAATTTTTCCTTCGTCCACTACAAGGCAGTATCCGGGAATCGTCTCATACAGAGGCTCTCCGTTTTTATCCGTAAGGAAATTCTTTTCTCCGTCTGCACCGATAACGAATTTCTGCCGTCTGTAATTCATGAATCCGTCAATGTCCGCCATGCTGAATTCCATCTCGGCGACCTGCTGGAACATGTTCGACATTTCAGGAACTTTCTCGTCGCTCTGTGTCGTTACCGTGATTGCCGGGAATATGTCCGCGGTGTTCGCCGAATCCGGGTGTATTATCAGATGCGCGAAAGGGTGTTCGTTCGTAACCGTCAGATGGAAATTGTCATATATTCCGTCATAATTGAGTCGGTCGAAATATCTCCTGAACACTTCCGCTACAGCCTGTTCCGCAATGAATCCGCGGTTTATGTATGCAATCATTTTGTCGAAATGGTAAGTATCCGCTTGCTTACGGGGCTTCCCTTGCTTACGGTGTTGGAATTGCCGTAAGGGTCGTAAAGAACCTCGCCGTTCCGCGTTTCAACGAAATGCGCATACGTTGAACCTGTAGAAGTCTTTTCATACCGCGTAATTTCGATTTCATTTTCTGCCGGTTCATACGAAAGTTCCCTCTTTGCAACCTTTACCTGACGGATTTCAGTTCCTTTTGCCGCCGCTTCACGAAGTACCCACATCGGCACTCCCAGAATGTATCCGGCAATCAGATCCGGTCTCTCCACGAAGCAGTCATTGCCTATCCATTTTTCCGCAAGGGCAATTTCGTAGAGCATTATGATGTCTACTTCGCGTCCGTCTTCTACCCCGGAAGAATAATTCGACACCGAATGAATTATCGAAAGGAAGTAGCACCCCTTGTCTCCGATGATTTTCGCTTCAATCTGTTTAGGATTATTGTTCATCTTTCCCTGCCTTTTTTTCTCCGGTAACCTTATCAGTTACGGAATTAACCAGATTCTGAATCGACTGCACGATTACCTGATAGCATTCCTGCGTAACGCCGATCGTAAGGATTCCCCCGATGACCCAGACCGGGAGTTTGACCATCGCAAAATATGTTCCGACGCTGAGAGGAAGCATAATAAGCGAAAAAATCCATTTTTTTTCCGTCTTCAGGAAGTTCTTTATCACTTCGATAAGTCCTACCGTTGCGATCGCGGCAATCACTACCTGCGTCATAAGTTCCGAATAATTCATTTATTTCCCCCTCCGGCAATTTTCCTCGCCGAATAATAAATTTCCGAAAATAATTTCCGGTAATCTTCTGCCGGTGACAAGTCCATGATTTTCGGGAGGTCGTACTTTGGAAGCTGTATGTTGTACTGATACAGCATCGATAGTACCGCGCAGTAATATCCGTGCGCCTTTGCCAAACTGTATTTGTCCAGATCCTCGTCCGTCTTCTCAACGATATGATTCCGCGTCAGGTCGTTCTTCACTTCGTTGTTGATTTTCCCCTCAATCAGATGCGCAATGTCTTCAAGGATAAAAAGTTCCGTACTGTCAGTTATTCCGTAAAGTTCTATCCCGTTCCGGTATATGTCAATCCATATTTTCCGGATAAGGTTCCGCGCATTGTTCGTCTGGTTGACCAGAAGAACCTTGCCCTCTGCCTTGTACTGCTCCTTTTTTATATCTTCCGAAGAAGCCTCGAAATTCCGTATTTTTATGTCCTTTTCCATAAAAATTCTGTACACGCCGTAAAGGAATCCGCCCAAGACGATGATAATCAGTATAAGCGACACCCAACCGATCAAAGGCAGAGAAGAAAAAAACTCACTCCACTTCATCTAACCCAACATTTTTTTTAATGCAAATAAAAAAGCCGCCTGCCCGACGGACAGACGGCTTTTAAAGAATAAAAAACCAATGTGAACCCGTTACAATCTATAATATTTTGTACATGTTGTAAATATCAAAGTTGCCGGTTGACCCTGCGGCGGTCGCTGTATGAATTCATGTATTTGACCACCGCTTTCTTCGGAAACCTCTGGTTCTCGCTGCTCCTCAACTGCGGAATGTTCCTGACAACGGTATAAGTCGGATAGATTCTGTACGTAACCGAATATCCGTCCCCGGCACCCAGACAGTCCGTAAGCCACTTTATCGAGTTCGTTCCGTATAGCACAAAATCTTCGCCCTCCGTGAACTCCCTGCCGTCATGCGCCGTTATGCCGACGATTTCGGACACGAAAAATGCCGGAAGCGGATCCGTTGCACCGCCCGTCCTTGCCTGAACGTCCTTCTGCGTTATCGTTCCTGCAAGCACCGTAAGCACGTCATTTTCCGCAACGTCGCATGAATAAGGGAAAGTACACACCGCATCGCCCTGCGCTTCAGTCATCGCCGCAAGGTCTCCCCGGCTGAGGTTCTGGCTTAACAGTGCGAATACATAGGGCGGAACGTATCTGACACCCTGTGCAAGAAGGGGTTCGACCGGTTCAATGACAGTTTCTTCCGAACTTTCTTCAGTAACTTCCGCCGTCTTTGCCTTCAGGAGCACCTTGTTCAGGCGGAATTCTTCCGGCTCAAATTCTTCGCCGTTGGCGTCCACTATCCTTTCAATGCTGATTATGTCGCCCGGAGCAGAATAATATACGCCGTCAATGCTCGCCTTCGTGCTTTCCATGCCGTCAAGAGAATAGTATCCGTTGTCGTAATGCATCGCCGTTTCCGCAAGTTCCTGAAGGTTATCCCTTTCGAGGATTATGTTGTAATAAGAGCCTTTAGCCGTTTCCGCGTCTCCGAGTACGACGTATACGCCGTTCTTTTCTGCGGAATATACGTTCCCGGTACTGTCATAGACTTTTACGAGGGAATCTTTTTCGTAAGAAGAATCGATTTCAAGGATTCCGTCCGTGCTTCCTGCCATAACTGTAGTCTGTATCGTCTGGCGCGGCTGGAACGAATATATCACGCCCCGACCGCCGCAGCGTCTGCAATGTATGTCCGGCTGAAAGGTAGACGGATTCACGCAGGCGCATTTCGATGCAACCCGCCACCGTATCCACTGTCCGTGTCTTTCTATGAGTGCTTCATAATTTTCCCGCCCAAGGCTCAACTGAACCGGTGAATTCTTACCGAGACCCTGACCCATGTATTACTCCTCTCTGGAATTCTCTCCGCAATAAATTTCCCTTGCCGCACTGTAGATTTTTTTCGCTTCGTCAACCTTCAGTTTGTACTTCATGATTTCCTCGTAATGAGAAAGAGTCATCCAGACCCCTTCATTCATGTACTCGGTCTTTCCGGAGGGATTCGGATAGTCCGGGAATTCTATCTCCGGGACTACGTAAACCACCTTATCCGTTGTCTGACAGGACATCATTGATAGCGTTAAACTTATCAACGCCGCTAAGGGAATCAACTTCATTGACCCTGCTTTCAGTTTCTTTCCTTGCTTCATTCTTCACGCCCTCCATCTGCTTCATTCTGCCGATTTCGTCTTCAAGATTACTGTTCTTTTCTGCTTCTGCTTCATACAGTCCGCGCATCTTCACGTAATTCTTGACGAGAAAATAACAGACAGTCGCCAGAAGGACGGCAGTCATTAACGCAACAATCAGAAGTTTCAGCGTCATCTTTTACCCCCTTATGCCGAAATTCCAGTCCGGCAGAAAAAATCATTCAGTGCCTTCCTGACAGTTTCCCTGACTGATTCATTTTTGTTTTTTTCTGCTTCCTGATTTTTTGTCTTTTTCCTTGTCTTTGGCTTTTCGTCAGCAATGCCGTACCATTTCTTCACGCTTTTTCTTGCATCTAATTCCTGATCTTCACTGTTCGTGTCGTACGGAATAAGTCCCGTTTCTCTCTGCCACATATAATTCGCAAGTGGACTGACTACAAGATCAATAGATTTCACTCGCAGATCTTCGTCATCTATATTCTTGTTATGAATCTTGAAGAAGATTTGCGCAATATTTTTTCTGAGCAAACGCTGATCGATTTCTGAATCCATGTCGTAATAATCCTTGTCCCTGCGCCATACTTTGTCCCCGTATTCATAATATTCCTTGTATTTTTCCGGGTCGATTGTATCTATGACTTCATCGACGGTTACTTTTTCCATCTTCGGATTTGAAGTAAAGATTTTGTCAAGGCTTCTTCTGTATTTTTCCTCTGGTGATTCCTTATCTCCGGCTAAAAAGTCCTTTGTAATACTGTCCTGTTTACCCACAAAATCGCCGGAGGAACTGTCGATATAAGTTTCCGGGTTTCTCCCAGGCATTATTATCGCCTTGAATCCTTCGCCCTCAAAGACAGCCGGTCTTCCCGGATTTTTAGGAAAATAAACTCCTTTAAGTCCGCCATGCTTCTTTGCTATTGCAAGAATATTGGAAATTCGTTCTCCGGTGAAGATACAGCTTCCGATTTTAACTGCACCGGTTTCATCTGCCTTTTTGTCTTTCATCTTCTTTGAAAGGAAAGCGCATTTTTCGATTTTTGTAAGGTCGGAATTGAACTGCTCCGTAAGATCCGCATAACCGCTTCCGCTTGTGTCGGGAATAATACGTTTATAATTCGGGAAAGGTTGGTCAATCTCGCCTTTTTCGTTGTAATATGGCGTATATTCAGAATTAGGATAGTTTTCTTTATTGTACTTATAAAGCTTGTCGAGGAATTTTTTCTGCTTTTCGCCCACCATGAGCTTTCCTTCCAGTTCTTCCGGATAGTCCTCTTTTTCCATGAGCAAATAATTTGAGTCTGTCGCGACAAGGTTTCCGTTGTCATGGTAAATGCCGCACATACCGGGTCTGGTCGGATCATCAGGCAACGTAAAATTGTTTATATCAATTTTTTTTTGATATGTTGCAATCTGCTTGTCGTTTGCGTACGCTTCGGCGGCTTTCAGGAGGTTTGAATCGTCGGGTAAAACGCTTGCCTTAAGTTTTTTAAGACGATTTTTAATGGTTTCGTCTTTTTTTGCCCGCTGCTCGATGATGTCGTTCCTGCCGGAAACGTAATCAGACAGTTCCTTTACGAACGGAAGCGGTCGTCCGTTGTCGTCGGAGAATCTTGAGCGGTTTTCAAGCACGAGTTTCATGAGTTCTTCCGAATCCCTGCACTCATCAACCTTTTTCTTCAGCGCGGCAATCGCCATTTTCGCTCCGCGTGAAGCACCGTCATATTTCGGTCGCCATTTTCCCGGAGCAACCTTGATGAATTTCCTGCCTTTCCATTCGCGGATTGTTCCCACCGGATAGCCGGATTTTTCAAGGCTAGTTGCTTCAAAGGCAGTCAGGGACTTCCTGAGTTCCTTCCTTTCCTTTTTTTCGAGTTTTTCCAGATGTTCAAGCACTTTTTCCTTGAAATATCCGAATTTCGGATCGTTCATTCCGAGTGACTTGCACACTTCACGATATACTGATTTTTTCATAAATAAATTCATTTTTCCTCTTCCTGCGTCAACCGCAAAAATTGCCTTGCTTATCGCCTTTGTTTCCTTTACCGCCCTGAACAGTTCGTCAAACGCGGCATTGATTTTTTTCCGTTCATCGCCGTACGGATAAGGCGTCCTCTTGTCGGAGTATCCTTCATTGGAAGTGTTTCCGGCAAGGTAATCATTTTTCCGTCCCTGCTCTTCCAGCCTGTCTCCGAGGTATGCCGAGAATGCACGCGCTGCCATTTCTTTTGTCGTGCTCCAGTATTGGGTTTTTCCGTTTTCAAGATTCAGTGCATCTGCATAAAATTTGCTTACCGTTTTGCCGGTCTTAACTGAAGCAGTTCCGCTCCTGTTGCTGTCGCTTCCGGAGAAGTATGCCGCAATCGCCCTGATATAAGCATTTTTTTTCCTGATGATTTGTCTCGCGTCCTTCATGGCATAACGGTTTCCCATTTTGGTTGCAAGCATTCTGTTTGCCCAGTCAATTCGTTTCTGGGTGACGCTGTAGAAATAATCTACAGCCTCGTCGAGCGTCCTGCATTTCGCAAGGTCGCCGTATCCTGCCTTTGTTGAAGTTGCAGACAGGGTAAAAAGACGCTTTCCGTTGTCGTAGTCATCTTCAGTAAACTCTACGGTTTCCCTTTCAGGGGTCGTTCCCTCCTTCATTGCCCGCACAAGTCCCTCAAATGCCGATTTTATGCGCGCATTTTTTTCATCGCTTCCGGGTGCCTTGTTTTCAGTAAGGAAAATGTCGTAGTTTCCGCCGTTCATCGCTTCTGCAATCAGGTTGTCAAACGCATGGAACCATTCGTGTCCCAGAGAGCCGCCGCCTTTCATCTTCGTCATGTTGATTACGCGGTAAAGCGATTCATAATGTGCAAGTGCACCTTTGTGTCCCCTTGCTCCGACTGCAATCGAGAGCCGTCCGTTCAGTGAAATAAGGCTGTCCGGAATGCCGGTTATGTCGCACAGATCCGCGAATCCCGCCGCGATGTTGTCAATGTGCCATTTCGCGCTTGCCGGGTCTGTCTGTACGTATGTTCCCACCTGAATGTCCCGGAAGTTGAACATCTCCTTGAGTTCCTGCGTGGTCTTCGCGGAAACGTTCCGTCCGCCTTTCCGTTCGATTGTCTTCGGGACAAGCAGTTCAAACCGCCGTTTCTTCAGTCCGCCGATGATTTCGCTCGATTCGCCCTTCTTCTTTCTGTCAGGTTCCTGTTCAGTCCATTCCCATGATTCGTACCTGTCGTATTTTTTGTCCCGGTATAAATAAGCACTATTATCAAGAACAGCTCCGTCAGGGAACGTAAATGTTCTCTGATCATAAACATCGAGTGAATTATAATGAGCAAGGAATGCTTTTGACCTGCTGATGTTATATAATTTATCTCCGAGCTGATTCCACACTCCGCCGGAACTTCTGCTTTTCAGTTCTTCCCTTACTTTCTTTTTTGTTTCAATAATTTTTTCACGACATTCCTTACGTTCCTTTGTCATGAAAGGACTGCCTATTCCGTTTCCGCCAAAAAATTGGAAATAGTCATTACTTATTTCATGCTTTACTCCGGGTTCGAGTCTGTCGGCTTCTTCCGAAAGCATGGTTCTTTTTTCTTCCGCACTTACCCGAATTTTACGCTTTAGTTTCGGCAGTATTTTTTCGTCGTAGAACTGGCTCAGTTTTTCATCTAAAATTTCTCTTTTTTCATTTAATTTTTCCAGTTCCTCTTTAAGTTGCTTTACCCTCGGATCACGTTCAACCTGATTGTAGAACGTCTGATTGTTTTCATCATGAATATCCTGCGTAAGTTCCAGAACGTCATCAATGGTCTTGCATTCCGCAAGGCGTGATTTCAGCGTGTCGATTCCTGTTACGTATGCCTTGCGTCCCTGCTCCGTCTTGTCAACCGGTTCCTTGCCCACCGCTGCAAGCACCCTCGATGCAAGGAACGCCGCCCTTGAATCCATTCCGCTTTCTTTCCATGCGTCATAGTCGGTTTTTCCAAGGACGTTGGATTTCGTTATCATTTTTTCCGCATACCGGGGATTCTCTTCAAGGGCGTTCCAGTCTATTTCTTCCGCGCCCACGCCGTCGCCTGACGCAGCCTTCCTTGCCCAGAAGTCGGCAATCTTTTCTTTCTGGCTTCTGGCAATGTATCCCGTATCCTTGTATGCGTAGTTTTCGCTGTTAGGATTAAGGGAAATCGTATCATCGATTGCCGATACGCGCTCTCCGATATTCTTCCCGATTTCCGGAAGTCCGGCATCTTTACGCGCCTTTTCCGTCTTTTTTTCTTCCGCATCTTTCTGCTTTTCAGTCTGCGGTTCTTTTTTCTCTGGAACGCTTTCCGCTTCCGCTCCGTCTTTCCTTGCGTTGTCGTTTCCCATCATCGCCTGAGAGCGGTTTTCATGTTTTTCCGCCTCGCTTTCCGCAGTCCAGCCTTCGGGTTTATGAATCTTTATCTGTACTTTTTCAAAGTTGTTTTCGTCGTGAGCATATACATAAATCGTGTCGCCGTAATCCTTTACGCTTTCTACGTCAATATATCTGTCAGTAACTTTAAGCGTATGATCCCTGTCCATATAATAGTCGTATTCAAACGTATTGCCGTCCGACCTGATGTTGAATACTTCCATTCCCTTGTAGCCGAATCTTCCGGTTTTACTGTTCATGTCGGACTTGGTATCTATCACGGCTTTTTCCGGAAGATGTAATTTTCCGGTCTTTACTTCAGGTTCAGGCTTCTTTTCTTCAGGAGTTTTCTCGCCGTTCTTTTCTGCTTCCGCCATGACGGATTCCATGAACGTCGGGTGATTTGAGTTCAGATACTCCCACATTCCGTCCGAATTATTCGCTTCCTTCTCGATGCTTGCGTCCAGATCACTCCATGTCTTAATGGTTCCGCTGATTTTAATTCCCTGATCTTCCGCATACGCGAGATAATCTTCAATCATGTCCTGCAGACGCTGTTTGTTGAACTCCTTTATTCTCTGTTCCTGAAGGAGTTCTTCGCTTCTCGTTGCCTTGCGCTTGTTGCTCCAGTCATATACGAGGAATCCGTTTTCATTCTTGAATACCGAATATCCGGCGGCTTTCAGTGTATCCTTGTTGTTACGCCATTCCTCCCAGAATTCTTCCGTCGGCTTTGCCACACGATACTTGTTGCCGTTGCGCGCTATCATTTCTTCGGAGAATTTAAGTTTCTCTACCGCGGATTTTTTTTCTTCCGCGCCGCCGTCATCGCCTGTCGTTACGTCAGTTTCCTTGGATTCAGGCTTTCCGGCATCTTTGTTTTTTTCCTCTTTTTTTTCTGCCTCAATGTTTGCGATCGCAATGTCCGCCCTGTTTGCCTTGTCCGGGTTCATCATCGCCCAGATTTTCCGCATGAGCGAACGGTTTGGAACGAACTTTTCCGGGTCGGTTTCCTTTTTCTGTGCAGTTTTCTTTTCTTTCTTTTCGGAATTTTCCCGGATTTTCCTGTCTTCGTCCATCGTCCGGGGCTTCTTTGTCGCCCTGTTCTTGTTCATGTCCGAAAATGCCTTGTCCCATTTATCCTTGTGCGCATTGTATTCAAGCAGATGCTGCGCAAACTGTTCTTCCGTTGCCCTGTAGTCCTTCTCGATGTCATTCTTCCGGTAGAGGTTCGTTACAACCTCTTTCGTCATCTGAAAAAAAGTCCTGAGCATTTCAAAAGGTCGCTTAACCTGATCTTCTGCATAGATATAATCGAATCCTTCGCCGTTGCTTTTCGGTCTGCGGAAAATGTATTTGTGCCCGCTGCGTTCTTCTCCCTTCCTTGACTTCTGGATCCATGCTCCGCCAAGAAGACTTTCGGCAAGTTTTACCGGAATAACTGTTTTCATAGACTCTCCTGAAAAAAAAATAAAAAAAAAGGGCAGCCGTTCCGCGTGGAATGACTGCCCCATCTGGTGCATATCGCGTGATTATTTTATATTTTTTTTTGTTTATTGAAAAGTATTTTTTTACTGAAATGAAAATAATGCTTCCGAGCCGTCTCCGTATTCTACCGTCTTCGTCTCGAAATAAACACGTCCGTTTATAAACTTTGAACTTTCCGCATTCAGAACTTTTTCCGAAGCATTCAGTGCCTTGTTTATGATGCAGAAACGTGTATAGGAATCTTCCGCTATACCGGAAACGGTTTCAAAAAAATTCCTTGCCGCGGAATAATCGTCAAATTTAACGAGTATGCTTAAAACGAAAAAATCTGCCTGATCTGAAGGCAGATACGCCATGTGCTTGAATCCTACAAGATGTACGTCATCTTCGGACGCAAATTCGATTTCGCCCTTAAACCTCAGGTCTTCCGAATAATATACTTTTGTTTCGGCGGAAATCCGGCTAACGGCAGACAGAAAAAAAAGTACTGCAAATAATAATTTTCTCATGGTTTTTCCTCTTTCCGGATATGTTACCCCGATTTTCCCTTTTTGTAAAATTTTTTACCACCCCTCGTACATTTTACGGTTCAGGGAGTTCAGACCCTTGCCTTTCCTGATGATTTTTTTTTCTTCCTCCGGCTTCACGGATTCTTCCTGCTCCCGGACATTCATCATCTTATTGCTTTCTGCTTTCTGCACATAGAATCCCGTTTTCTTTTCCGTCCCTGCTGCAAGATTCGCAAGGGCAAAAGACCAGAAACTGTCCGCGTGTCCGTTTTCGTCCCTGTCTGCATCATAGCGGAAATGCCCGCCCGTGGAAGGTTTCCGCTTTATGCTGTGAATCTGATTTTGCAGGTTCTTTTCATTCGGAAGTATGAATCGTTTCTGCTGCAATCCGATTTTGATTCCCATTGCCATTTCTTCCTTCGTCGCAATGCTGAAATCTATCCCCTCTACACGTTCCCTGTACTTTTTCGAGAGTGCTTCGGCAATCGGCGCACCCATTCCGGTACTGTCGATGCACATTCGCTTGACCGGAAGGGATTTCATTATCCTGTGTATGCAGTCCTGCTGGAAGTCAAAGGTTTTCGCCCTGAGTTCCTCGTATCCGTATACTTTTTTTCGTCCGTCCGGAAGAAGTCCCAGAACGAAAATCGACGCTGCGTCCCGGTTCTTTGCCACGTCATATCCGAGATAAAGGATTCCGTCCCTGTCAGGGTCGTACTGCCTTAAGCACATATCGTCAACGGTCTTTGAGTAAACAAGGTCTCTGTTCAGGAAGTCATCATATGCTCCGGACGGCAGAAGTTCCGTATCTTCTTCCGCGGAAAAATCCTGCTCCATTCCCGGAGTGTTCGCATAGATCTCTTCAAGCGTTATGTATGATTCCGCAGTATCCACGAATACGCATTCGCATTCCTGCTGGAAGTCTTCAAGGATTGAATTCGCGAATATCTGCTTGAGCGTATCGCTAGCAAACCTTGCAACCCTTTCTTCCGTGTCAAGGCGCGGGGCTTCCCTTACCGCCGATGCAACGTCCGTACACAGAGCCTTCGAGAACCACCATGGCACGCTGAACCTCTGGTATCCCGGATAGGTCTTCCTGTCCGTGCATATCTCGTAGAACTGCCCTATGCATCCGAGGGGCGTTGAACCTACTTCGATGTTTCCGCCGCGCGAAATTACGTAGAGTGCAGCCGTATAGACCATTCGCGACATTTTCGGCAGGAATATCCCGAATTCATCAAGGCTTATTGAACCGCCCTTTCCGCGCGGAGGTCTGCACGGCATCGATATGAGACGGCTGGTCGTCTTTCCGTTCGCGTCCAGAAATTCAAGTTCCGACTTGTTTTCCGTAACGATTTTTTTCCGCGCCCATTTAGGTATTCCGTCGTAAAACTCGCGTGCATACCTGATTTTTTCAAGCGCATCGGATTCGTTGTAGGACACGAACTGCTTCACGTATTTCTGCCGTCCGGGATCAAGTGCGTAACTCAGCCCCTTCAGTGCCGTTGCAAACGAAAATCCCGTCCGCCTTGACTTGAGTATGCATATGAACTGCTTGGTCGATTTAACAAAATCTTCCTGCCAGAAGTCGAGTTTCAGCGGTTCGTTGTCAAACCTCGTATACGCATAGAGATAATTCAGCCTTTCTTCCGGCGAGAATTTATCCAATTTTTCCTCCGCCGTCCTTTTCGTTCCGCATTTTAATCATGGTATCATAAACTCCCTGCTTGTAGCCTTCCGCAAGAAGCCGCCTTTCCCGCTCGTTGCAGGGACGGACATAGTATGCCGCCCCCTTTATCCATTCTTCCGCCGTGTATGCCGCATATTCCTGCTCAGTCATTTTCGCCGAAAATTTCTCCTGCACTCAGATCACGTAACGGCAAGTCAGGCAGTTTCCTTTCTCCCCGCTCGAAACTCATTACTACCTGCCGGATCCATTCCCGCGTGCGTCCGAACATTCTTGCAATCGAAGCAAGTGAATAGTACCGTGAAAGCACGTACATCATGCAGGGTTCGTCCCCGATGAGTTTCCGTCCGCGATGAGCGTCCTTGACGTAAGGGATTTTCTCCCGGTTAATGTAGGAGATTATCGCAGGAATCCCGAAATGTTCGATGATTTCATTCTTGGTATGATTCACTGAATAATTGCATATTTCCTCATACGAAATTCCGTGATACCCCTTCGGTCTGAAATCCCGCAGTCTGATTCCGTATTCCCTTAAGTGCGATGCAACAAGGGTCTTTTTAATCCCGAAGTGTTCGGCAACTTCCCTTGTGCTCGCATATCTGTTTGCTTCCAGATAACTTATGTAGTCATCTTTTTCGATTTTACGTTGTCTCATGGCTTCATGCCTCCTTTATTTTTTTTCCGTTTTTTATAAAAAAGGTCTGTTTTTTTGGTTTTATGGGTAATTCATGTCAAAATTCAGCGAAAAAATCACAGAATCATGATTTTTCAGTCGAATTCCGGCTGGTTTTCGTCATTTTCCATGTAATTTTCTGCATTATTCCTTACATTTTCGTTCATTAACCGCACGGTCGTCTTAATCGTCCGGAGATTATCCTTTATCGTTTCGACCGTCGTTTCTACGTCATAATCTCCGGCTTGTTTCCCGCCGTCCGCTGTCTCATTCCGCAGCCTTATTATGTCGTTGATTTCCTTATCTCTTTTCGGGAGATCATAAGTTGCAATTCCTGCCTGATTCACGCTTACATTGTCAATCAGGATCGCCTTGTCTTCAGGAATGGAATTTATGTCCCTTGCAACAATCCGGGTTGCCATGGTTTCTTCGTCAGTAACCGTCTCGTAAAAATCCTTTACGTTGTAATTCGCCCGGAGAATTTTCATGTTCAGTGCCTTCGCATATGCTTCTTCGAGTGCAACCTTCGTGAAGCGGCTCGAAAGCATTTCAGTCAGTTTTTTCCACTGTTCATTTGTCCCTATGTTAAATCTCGCCTTATATGCCGTTACCCTCGGATATCCTGCCTTAAGTGCTGCCTTCGTATAATTCATGTATCCGGTCTGATTCGGACACGTAAACCAGAATGCCATGATTTTCTGCCTTATCCTCATGTCACTGAATTCTCCCCAGTCGAACTTGTTGAAATCAATCACCGAGCCGTCAGGAAGCGTATTTTCGCATTTTTCCTTGTATTTTTTATACTTTTCTTTCTCCGTCTCCGTCTTTTCTTTCTTCACACTCATGAATTTTATACCCCCTTCTGATTATTCCGTTTTCCGTAACTATGGCTGTTTCCCCGGCATCGCAGAGGATATAGTCATTTTTAACGGCTATGTATTTGATTTCCCTGCCGCAATTTTTACAGTACTGCACAGTAGGCTCTCCCTTTCAAGGCGTCTGTATGATTCGCCCTGATAATTTATCTTGTAAGTGTATCCGGCTACTTTTCCGCCGTCGAAGTAAACGAATATGAGCCCGTAGCGTAACCTGTTGCACAAATCAGGGAGGGATTTTATGTCCAGAAGCGTTCCCTGCACCGGAACCGTAGTATCTTCGCAGAGGTCAATCTTCGGAACACCGTCTACTTCGCTTATTGCGAATTTAAGCAGTCCGCTGAAACTGTATTTTTCGTATCTCCTGATAACTGCCGACAAACCGATGTACATCTCATGTCTCCCTTATTTCGATTCCGTATCTGTCCAGCATGAGTTTCCGCTTGAGCACGAACAACTGATATGCGCATCCTTTTCTGCAACCTTTCACGTCTTCTACGACCTTTTCTCCGTTTTCTTCTTCGTAGACGAAATCCGCAACATACTCGCACCTGCGTTCAAGCGTGCCGTCCTTCCGTCTGTGTGCATCAATCAGCGTAAAATGAACCTGACGTTCCAGATTCCTTATTACGCCGCCCCTTTCAAGCATTTTCAGTTCGAGGAATCTTTCCGCTTCTTTTTTTGAATCGAACCTTATTCCCCGGACTTTCGTTTTTCTCGCGTGGTATTTCTGCATCATCAGAACGGAATGTCTTCGGGATATTCTTCCCCGGAACTGCCATGCTGATTCCGGGCTGCTTCTGAATCATTCCGCGGATCTGAGCCTTCCTTCCTGCCTCCGAGAAGCTGGACTGAATCCGCGGAGATATAAATCCTGCTGAATTTCTGTCCGCCTTTTTCCCACCGATCCTGACGCAGGGAACCCTGCACTGCAATCTGAGTTCCCTTGACAAGATACGGTTTAAGACCTTCCGCAATTTTTCCGAAAATCGCAACGTCAAAGAAGGACACTTCGTCAGTGAATCCGCCGTTTTTCTTTGTGCTCCGGTTCACGGCAACGGAAACATTTGCTTTCGGCGTTCCGTCCGGAAGGTACCCGAAATCCTTTCCCGATTCCGTAACTCCCCTCGTGAGTCTGCCGATTACCACCACATGATTTAAGTCTGTCATTATTCCCCCTTAAATTTTATGCCGTATGAATTTTTTCCCCGGAAATCCTCTGATCCGGGATATCCTGCGAATCACAGTAGATAAGCCGGTTGAATGCCTTGAGACGCGAAGCTGTCGCCTCATTGAAGCACGAACCGAGTTTTTTCCCAGCAATGTTGGTTGCAAATACCGTGCTTTTTCCCGCCTGATAGCGTGTGTCGACTATCTGGAACAGCAGATCCGCTTCGTTTTCAAAACGGTTGACCTGTCGTCCGACCTCATCAACGACGAGAATATCATAATTCCTGAAGCCTGCCATTACGGAACTTCTTGAAGCCGTCCGGTGCAGTTCGTCGCTTATGTCGAATATCGTTGCATAGCGGATAGTCGAATACACCGGAAGACCGTACGCATATTTCTTGACGTGTCCGGCGAACTCCCGGAGGATTGCCGCACAGATATGTGTTTTTCCCGTACCGCATGAACCGGAAAATACGAGGTTCATCGGTTTTCCGCCCTTTACGTCCGTACAGAATTTCATGGCAGAATTCTTCATCTTCAGTTGTCCGGGACTGTCCGTCCTGAACGAACCGAACGAACAGCCGAGGTATTCCGTTCCAAGTCCGCATTTCATGAATTTATCACTCATGTATCGTTCAAGGGTTTCCGCATCGAACCTTTCGACCCGCTCGTTCCATTCGGCTTTCTGTCCTTCGCTCAGGTCAGGAACTTCGATAAATTCAGGGAATATTTCGTTCATTGCCTTCATGATGCTTCCTCCCGGTACTTATCCCAGTCAAAGTCATCCCTCGTCTGCGCCTCGATCAGTCTGTAGAAGTCCTGCATTACCGGGCTGTCACTTCCTTCAGGGAAGCGTTCTTCATATGCCCTGATTCCCCAGTTCCGTATTGCCAGATAATCCGACTTGTATTTGTAACCCTTCATTTCTTTTTTGGTCGAAAAGTTCTGAATGATTCCTTCGGTTTTTTCTGCTCCGAATTCATTCACAAACCTGTTGTATTCGTCATCAGTCAGAAGGACGTTCCTGTATTCCCCGTGAATGTGTTTTTCAGGAGTTTTCCGTTTCTTTTCTTCATGATGATTCTGTTGCGGTTCAGGGAGAGCGGAAGGCGAAGCCGCCTCTCTCTTTATATTATTCTTTATATTATTATATATATTATTCTCTCGCGCATTTGTGTTATGCGGATTTTTTCCTTCCGGTGTATCCGTGTGCCCCGCAATGTCAACGTTTTTTTCGTTTGCGTTAATTGCGTTTATACCGTTGCTTTCTGTAAATGGATTCATTGCATTTGTGCTAAGGGGTAAATTGTATTTGTGCAGAGGTTGTTCCGACTTATCCGTAAAGGGGTTCCGTGCATTTGCGACAAGGACTGCATTCTTATCCGCAACGGGATTCCGTACATTTCCGCTTCCGCTGCCGTCTTCCGGTTCAACTCCAGGCACGTAAATTCGCCGTTCGTTCGGATTGAGCATAACCCGGACAAACCCTTTCTCCTGCAATTCAGAAACCCACCTTGACACACTTCCCTTGTGCACGCCGTACAGACCGGCGAGATAATCGTTGCACGCGTAGCAGTATCCGTTCTTCGACGAAAGCCCCTTCAGGTTTCCGTACAGAAGTTTTGCGCCGGGGTGCAGCCCTTCGCAGTACCTTACTTCCGCAGGAAGAACGCCGTAAAAGTTTTCTTCTCCCATTTCCACGCTTTTTTCGTAGCACTTGTTGGCGTCAAGAAGAACGAAGATATGCCGCCTCATGATTTTCTTCGTGCGCCTGTCGCGCCAGTACGTAACCTTAATGAACCCCTGTTCGCTGAGCGACTTTATCCATCTTGTAATCGTTGATGAATTTGTCCTGTACAGCCGGGCGAAATACTCGTTGTTCGCGAAACAGTATCCCTTTTTGTTCGCGAGTGCGGAAAGTTCCGCATAAAAAACTTTCGCGCTTAATCCGAGTTCCCTGCAATGAAGCACGGGCGCGGGCACTGCCCCGTAATAGACTGGTTCTTTTTCCATTTTTTTATCCCCCAAAAAATAAGGTTTATTCGACTGTCGAATTCGATTTGTCGAAGACGCGGATTATAAAATTACCGGTTTTTGAAGAAAAAACCGGTTCAGCATTATTTCATTCTTCTTCCGGAACGTCATAGTGCACGGAAAAGGGGTCGACGTATATACGGTTTTCGTCTTCCGTCTCTTCAACCCTTACGAATCCCTGCGCCTCAAGTGCGTAAATGCTTTTTTTGATTTCTTCCGGGTCAATCCGGAGAATCTCCGAAAAATAATAATAGGGCGCGGAACAGTATCCGCCTCCGTTTGCCGACGCGGTAAGTTCCGCATACAGGAATCTTGCGCACGGACTCAGGGACTTGCAGTAGCGGACGGGTGCCGGAATCAGTCCCATAAAATTTACGTGTTCCATCGGTTCAATTTTCATTTTTTACTCCTTGAAAAAAAATCGTTTCACACAACTTACAACTTTATTTTTTTTTCGTCTAGTCGAATTCGACTACACAAACGATTTTTCTACAGTTCGTCTTCAAAAACATCTTTTGACACGATTTCAATATTTGCCTTTACGCCGGTTGCCTTGAGGCAGTTGAGCAAGTCCATGTACAGATCCTGAGCGAATCCCGCAGCAAGACCCGTCATGTATGCGCCGTTATAATAACTTGCGCTGCCGTATTCGTTTTCGCCCGCATCGTCCGCAGGGTCGTTTTCTCCCCTGAAGACAGCCATTGCGCCGTAAGAATTCAGGCTGGTAAACTGTGCAATCACCGTAAATGACGGATAGGAATACTTCGGAAAAAGCCTTACATAGTCTATGTAGCATTCTGCACCGGAATTTCCTGAAAAAGTTATCGTTACCGAAGTAATGGACGGATCAATTTCCCTTTCTTCCGATTCCGTGAAGTTGGAATACCATATGTCGCAGTCATTCCATTCCGCGGTTTCAAAATCCGCTGAAGTTTCGGTGTCCTGCCATGAAGAAGTTCCGGCATTCCAGAACCTTCCGTTGTTGTCGGTAATCGTAACGCTGCACTTTCCAAAGCAGAAAAAATGAAGCCAGTATGCAGAACATTCGCCTGAATCCACGGATACCTGCTGGCTGAGCGAAGACGTATCGTCAAGAAGTACCACTCCGTTACTCTTGCTGAACCTTGCCCGGCGGTCAACTTCAATGTTGCTTCCGTTCCAGAACGTAAGGTCGTTGGAAAGGAAATCGCCTTCCTGAAGGAGTGAATCGTCCATTGCGAACGAATTCTCGATTACATATATGTTTCCTGAGGGAAAATACTGTTCAAAAACCCGCTTGACGTTGTACCTGCTTCCCCAGGAAGTATCATGATTCCTTATGAATACTGCCGCAACCCGGTTCTTGATTGATTTGTCCGTTTCGTCAGTGAACCTTTCGATGTACGAAAAAAAATCAATGGTTTTTTCGAGCTGGGTATCTTCCTGCTCGTAGAGTGAAGGCGTCGAGTACCATTCCTTCATGTAGTCCGTCAGATCCTGAAGCACCGACTGAATGACTGCCGTTCCCTTGTCGTTTGCAACGAGCGCGGAAAAAATCTCCGATGTCTTTTCGATGTTGTTCGGGAAACTGTTCCGTAACTGATTCTTGATGTCCATCAGTCGCTCCTCAGGGTAACTACGATGTCATTGAGGCGTGCAATCGAATCTTCGTCAATTTCCACGTTTTTTGCCTCGCCGTTGATCAGGAGTTCGTTTACGTCCGTTACGTAACTCAGCCGCCGGAGTTTAAGTACGATGTCCGTAAGCACGATGTTTTCGCCGATTTTTTTTCCGTTGACGAGTTCTTCAAGCGAAGTCCTGATATCGTTCATGGCAACTTCATTTTCCGTGCGGTATATCGTGCACGTAACTTCGAGATTGATGTCAACGATGTTTGCCGGCTGAATGTCCACGTTTATTCCGCACGCCTTTTTACCCGGATTAAGGCTGGAATCGTCGCCGTCGATTACAGTCCGTACTTCCTGCTTGAGCGAATCAGTCATCTTGCCCGTTCCGTCGTCCACGTACACCGTGAAGTTGTAAACGTTATTTTTGGGCGGGAAATGCTCCTTGATTCCCACGGATCTCACGCCTTCAAGTGCCGTTACGCCTGCACGGATTCCGTACTCGTTTGAGCCCTGAAGTCCGTTGATGTACTCCTTGAACCGGGACAGCATTTCGCTTTCCGTTTCTCCGTCTGCTCCGCCAGTTGCCTTTCCGGCGTTGTTCACTGCAACTACTTCCGCCGGGACTGATGATTCTATCTTCGTCAGGGTTCCCGGAAGCACGTTGTATTCAAGTCCGATTTTTTCCGCCTGCGCCGTTACGGAAGCAGAAGCCGTTTCCCCGGTCTCTATCACCGCAGAAGCATTCGTAATGAATACGAGGCTTCCGTTGGAAATCCGCGTATTCACCGGAATTGTAACAGTTTTTGTTACGGCTTCCGCCGCAGAAAAAATTACTGAAACAGTCGCCTTTGCGCCCTCTTTCTTGGAAAAATCAAAGACGTTGTATGCAATCGCCCGGAGGATATTCGTGTATCCGTTCCGCGTATCGATGTATGCCGTTTCAACCGGACGCGCAATGGATTCAAAGAGCGTCATTATCGCCGATCCCTCGTTGAAGTCCGTTATCTTCGACTGTCCGGCTATCATGTGATTCTTCATGTCGCTGAGAATGTCGTCATAGTCCCTTGTTACCACTTGTCATGCTCCTCCGTAATTTTGATTCTGGTCGTTGATGTCCGTATAACTGAACGTTACCTTGAGTTCCGAGCCGTCGCCTTCCCAGGCAAGTTCCTGCACTTCGGACACGCGCGGATCCGTCATTACCGTCTGAATTATCGATGCTGCAAGATATTTGTTCGCTATGGCTATCGAGTATCCTACAGATCCCCTTATGCCGTATACGGTATCCCTGATTCTGCTGTTGATTGAAGTACTCAGGCGGGACAGAAGTGCCTGAGTAAGGTTGTTTACTCCGCTTACTGCTGCAAGGTCGCCGTTCTGCACGGTATAATCTCCGTCTTCTATCGCTATGTCCTTGCCGTAATTGTCTACCACTCCGGGCGCATTGTAAACTTCATTGTCAAGCATGCTCTCGCTTTCTTCAAGTACCGGGATATATATGGTCTTTCCGGTTTCAAGTCCTCCGCCGGATTCTTCCGTCAGGGTTCCGTTGTATGAAGCAAGAAGCGTGCCGAGCCCTGCATCTCCGTATACTTCGTATGCAATTCCGTCCCAGGTGTCGCCGTCCTTAAGCTGCCGTTCCTTTATGCCGTACGTCAGGCGAATGGTATCATCATCATCTCCGCTTCCCGGAACACCGATGTAGCCGCTGTTCGTTGATGTCATTATGCTGCTTGCGTGTACTGCCTCCGCCTTGCTGCACATCTGGTTCGTAAGCAGGTTCCATTCGTCCTTTATTTCGTCCATGCTTGCATTGTACTGATCCTTGATTGCATCGACGGAATTCAGGGTATCTTCGCTCAGGTTCCTGCACCAGTTCTTGAGGCTGTTGCACGATGAGAGAAGGTCTTTCGTCGAATTAAAGATAGAGACGTTCGCCGAAAAAATCCTGAGCGGAGACTTGATGATGTAATCACCCAGACCCACGGATTCATTCATGACTGATGCCGCCGCATCAAGATACTGATTCGCCACGTCCATGTATGACTGAATGATTCCCTCCGTCTGTTCTATCAGGTTCTCTATCGTGTCTATCGTTTCGAGTGCTTCGTCGAAATAAGTCATTCCGACAAGCAGCACTTCCCGGTATGATTCCATGGTTTCCTTGAAATCATTGAATTGCGATACGAGATTCTCCCTCCAGCTGGTAACGCCCTTTTTATACTTCGCGCCTTCCCTGCCGAGAAGACTGAAACTGTATGTGTAGGCAAACGGAGTTTCTTTAGTCCGCTCAATCCGGAGTTCCTTGGGGAAGACTTCCCACCCCTTGTATTCGGGAGATGCAAGGTCATAGAGATATACGTGCTTGTTCACGAGTTTGCCGCTCTTGCCGTAAGTCCGGAGCAAGTCCCTGAGGCGGAAAATTTCCTCCTCGCCGGTTACCGACTTCGTTATGCCCTTGCCGGTATAAATCTGCCGTACTTCGGTGTTGACCGTTGACCCGGAAAGGTTTATTTGCTCGATGTCATTTCCGTAGTCGTCTATCACCGAACCGCCGTAGGTCTTGGTCTCATAGATTTTCTGCGGGGAGGAAATCTGTTCGTTCGTTGCCGGGAGACAGAATGAGAATGTCTGTTCCAGAATTTGCCCGCTGTAGAATTCTACGAGGTACGCCTTGTCCTTTAACCTTGAATTGAAATATTCCGTACTCATTTTTTTATTCCGCCTTCAACTTCGTCTGACCTGCATCGGTTATCCTGACAGTTACCGTGTCGGTTGCAGACGAATTCCCTTTCGTTCCGCTTATCGTAATGACTTCGGATTCGTCTCCGGCACGGACTGCATAACCGCCGCTTTTCGCCTTTGTCGCCGTGGGATTAAGCACTCCGGTTCCTGCTCCCACATCTACCTTTTCAGAAGAAAATCCGGTTACGCTTATCTGAAGCGCACCGAAATAAACCCCTTTCCCCGATGCCCTGACTTTCGCCGATGCAGGCGTAATTATCTGTATCACGCCTGCCCCGGAACTCAGCGTCAGAGTGCATCCCTCGACGGCTGCAAGTTTCCCGCTCATGTTACCTCAAGTGCTCCGTCATTCACGTTTACGCTTCCGGCATCTATTTTTATTTTGCCTTTTGTTGAAATGCTTATGTCTCCGCTTCCTGCATCAAGGGTAACCGAATTCGGACTGAAAGTAATTCCGTCCTTATCGATTCTTACGGTCGTGTCGAAGCACGTAATTTCAAGGGATTCCGACTTTTTGTCTTCAAGCGTCGCCCTGATCTCTATCTTTTCGTCCGGAGATACAATTACCCTCGTTCCGGAAGAATAATCCTCCTTTTCCGTCCAGTGCCCCGGAGTAAGCGTTTCCCTTTCGCTGTTTTTCTGTTTTTTTTCGTCGTCAGACGAAGCAAAAAGCGTCTGTAGTCCCGCTTCTCCCTTGGGATAGCCCGAACAGAGAATGAATGCGCTGGAAATGCAGTTGTCCGGCATGAGTATGAAGACGAACGACCCCGGCGGCGGAAGGCTGCGTTCAGCGGAATCGTCCGAAATCCATTCCTTCGTTGCAAGCGGAATGTTGTGAATCACTTCCCTGCTTGATGTAATTACCGAACACGTATACGTAAGGGAATTTACTTCGGTAACTGTCGCCCAGAATCCCAGCTTCTGATAATTCTGTATGTTCCGGGCAACTCCCTGCACCGGAATTGATTTTTTGATTACAATATCCATTTTTTCCCCGGAAAATAAAAAAAGGCAGCCCCGGAATATCCGACGACTGCCCTTTGTGCGCATATCTTTTATGAGTCTATATCAAAATTAAACGAAAGTAAATATTTACCTGCCTGACATAAGATTTTTCACCTTTTCTTCGGTTTCCGGGAAACATTCTACCCATCCGCCCCGGCAATGACCGCAGCAGTTTGTCAGGGGAATTCCTGATTTTCTGTCAGTTTTCCGGTCGTCCCATATTACATAATCAGCATATTCATCATCAGTGAAATTGCTGTCCAGAGGGATTCCGCTCCATAAGGCGATTTTTCCGTCTAATTTCCTGCATTTGCTGCAACAGTCATTCATTTCAATTCGCCTGAAGTAAACTTTTTCCTGCCGGCTGTTAAAAACAATGTCCTTCATGTATGCGAGCGAATCTGCACTACTGTATTCATAATCAACGAAATCGTATAAGTCATAATTCACTGCAACATGGCTGTCAAACAGTTCCTGCTTTATGCGGTTCTTCGGAAGACGCTTTTCAAGGCAATCAAGGAATATTTTTTTTATTTCTGCCTTTATGTCATCAGGAACTTTTTTAAGCGTCGGAAACACGGAATCCCTTATAATCTGTATTCTTCCCTGCCTTTCCCTTGACAGCGGATTGCCGGCGGAATCCCGCATCGCCTTTATGTCGTCTGAAATCCAGTCTTTTTTTTCCGGCTCTGCCTTTTTTACTTCATTCACTGCTTCAAAGGAATTGAACCTTGCCAGCCGGTCAAGGAACTTTCCGGAAGAAAACTGAATTCCGCTTAAAATGCAGAAATCCGTGAATCCGCCCAGAAAATGAATCAGGTTTCCCGCCGTTATCGGTTTTTTCGTTATCGTGTCAAAAATCGGAACGCCCTTTACTACCGCCTGAGCATCAGGATTTTCGCACTCATTCCAGGTGCCGGGATTATACCAGTCAAACATTCTTCATCTCCGCAAGGGCAGTAACGGCGACAATGACTGCCTTCCTGAGTTCCGGAGACAGCATGAGATAATTCATCAGGAGCGTTTCTTCTTCGTCAGACAGAACAAGCCCCGAACCTTCCCTGTTTTCCCCGGTAAGGAGGAAATCAAGTGAAACGTCAAGCCTTCCGGCAATCTTTATCGCCGTTTCGGTGGGAGGCAGGGTCTTTTCCCTTTTCCAGTCCGAAATTCTTGCCGCAGCAATACCGCACGAATCGGCAAGGTCTGCCTGAGTTATCCCCCTGCTCTTGAGAATAAAATTCAGCCGTTCAGAAAAAACCACTTTAACCCCCTGAAAAAAAAATTACGAAATCCGAAAAAAAATATTGACAATTTCAAAATATGAAATTACAATAATTCCAAAATCCGAAAATTCAAATAAAAAAAAACGGTTTCCGTAATTTTGCGCTAAAACCGTATCCGTTCGTTGAACGGAACAAAAAAAATACACTGTACCGGCAATGCTCCGCAAAAGTAATCACCGGTACAGCATGGAGGGTTGCATTATGACAACACCTAATATTCTATCGGTTAATTCCACTGACAACAATAGAGAAAATGTTGTCCGGGAGTTCAGGAGTGCCGAATTCGGCACCGTCAGGGTCGTTCTGGTCAACGGAGACCCGTGGTTTGTCGGCAAGGATGCCGCCGAGATTCTGGGATACGGCAATACGCGGGATGCGATTGCCCGGCACGTTGACGAGGAAGACCGCATTTCCGTCGCGATTCACGACGGAATTAAGGGAAACCCCAATTCCGTTGTCATCAACGAATCAGGTCTGTACAGCCTGATTCTTTCAAGCAAACTCGCTTCGGCGAAGAAATTCAAGCGGTGGGTAACGTCCGAAGTGCTCCCGGCAATCCGGAAGACCGGAAATTATCGTCTCCCGCAGACGTACCGGGAGGCACTGAAGGAACTCCTTTCTGCCGTGGAAGAAAAAGAAAGGCTCTCGCTAGAAAATTCCGCAATGAAGCCGAAGGCGGAATTCTATGATACCGTAACCGGCTCGTCTGACACCTGCTCAATGCAGGACGCAGCGAAAATCCTGAATTTTCCGAAACTTGGAAGAAACCGGCTCGTCGAGATTCTCAGGACTGAAAAAGTCCTTGACCGGAACAATACTCCCTTCCAGAAGTACGTTGACTCAGGATATTTCCGCGTCATCGAATCAAAATGGGAAGACCCTAACGGTGACGTGCACGTCTTCCTGAAGACGGTCGTATACCAGAAAGGACTGGACTTTATCCGCAGGGTAATTACCTGCGGAGGCTACGATTCTGATTCTGCACTCCGGAAGAATTACGTTGCCGGAATAAAGGCAAAGTACCGGAACGGAGTGCCGGACGGCGAAACTGAAAAAATGAGCGATTCCGAACTTTTCGGCGCGCTGTACGGAAGCAGGGAGGAAGCATGACACAGTATGAATTTCTCCTGAACCATGAAGACATGGCGACGGCAGGAGCGCGCGGACTGCTTGCGGAAGCAGAAATCTACCGTGCGATGCGCCTTGCACTTCCGGTTGAAGACGGAAAAAATCACGTCGAGGAGCGGAAGGAAAATTTTGAAACAAAAAAATGGCTCAGGCGGAGCGCGGAAATTTCTTCCGGACTGATTAAGGAATGGGACGAGGCACATATGCCTGAAACTCAGGCAATTCTGGGCAAGTGGGAACAGAACCTTCAGGATATGATAGACGCAGCCTTTGAACTTGACTTCCCGGACGAGGAAATCATGCAGATGACGTTTGCGCTGGGACAGAAGAAAATCTTTATCCGGAATCACGTTCTGGGAGCGGATTGTGAACCTTGAAGTTTTGACCGCTGAAGAATTTGCGCGGCTGCTCCGGGAACAGACCGAAGCAATCGCACGAATCGTAAGGACATCGCCCGGAATCCCGGAATGGCTTAATGACAGGCAGTGCTGGGAACTTAAGGGCGGAATGGCACTGAATACTTTCCGTTCAAAGAGGTATTACCAGCCGAAAGGCGGAATCCCGGATGCAACGGTAGGCGGACGGAGAGTATGGAACAAGGCAACGGTTCTGGAATGGCTGTCAGTAACTGACGACCTTCTTCCGGAATATCACAGGAAATACAGGACAGGAGCGAAAAAGTGAAAAAAATCAGATTGTACAAGATGCTTGCGGACGTCGATTTTATTAGCACTGCAAGGGTTTCAAATCAAAAATGGCTCAACCTCCGAACGACCGGAATCGGCGGAAGCGATGCCGGAGCAATCCTGGGGCTGAACAAATATTCATCTCCCCTGAGTGTATATCTCGCAAAGAAAAACATGATTTCCGAAGAAAATCAGGGAAAAACTTCCTCGAATGAATCAATCCGCTGGGGAAAAATGGCGGAAAGTGCAATACGTAAGGGAATTGCTGACGACCTCGGTCTCCGGATAGAAGAAGTTCCGGGAATGTTCCGGTCAAGGGAAGAACGCAAACCTTGACGGACTTGTGTTCACCGACGGAGAAAGGGAAGTCTTCGGGAGCGTAATTTCGGGACTTGGCGGAATCGAAATAAAGACGACTACAGAAAGGAATCACGAGTTCAGGGAAGACGAAGTTCCGGACTCCTATTACTGTCAGGTACAGCACTACATGGCAGTAACCGGGCTGGAATGGTTCATTCTGGTGGTTATGATAGGCAAAGTCGACGGAAGGGGATATGTCATCAGGCGCGATGATGCCTTCATTCCCGGAATGATTGAAGCAGAAAGTCACTTCTGGTTCGACAACGTGTGCAGGGACATTCCTCCGCCGCCGACCGGAAACGAAAGGGAATCCGAACTGCTGAATTCCCTTTACGAAAGTTCGGGATCTGTTTCCCTCCCCGACGAATACGAGGAAAAACTCCGCGAATACGAGGAAATCGCGGAAAAAATCAGGGAACTTAAGACCCGGCAGGAAATAATCAAGGAAGAAATAAAACTTGCGGTCTCCGGGCAATCCGATGACGGAACGGAAACCGAAAAGGTAACCGCAAAAGCCGGCGGATATACCGTCGTATGGTCGAAGCAGACCCGGAGAGTAGTCGATACGGCTGCACTCCGGAAGGCGAATCTGTTCGATTCGTATTCAAAGGAATCGACATCATTCGTCATGAGAATCAGGGGAGCGAAAGAAAAAGAATGAGGGACACCGTAAGGAATATTACATGGTGGCAGGGTGCAGAAAAATTCCCGGTTACGGGTTCCGTATTCCTTGCCGTGATGAAGTTCCGGGAAGACCCGGACGGAGAATTTTTTCCGGCAGAATACCTTACCGGATATGCAGACGGCGGAAAGTTCGCCTTTAAGGGCGAATGTTCTGAAGCAGAATTTTCCGCGGAGCAGTTCCGGGAAGAAGTGGACGAATGGTGTTACCTGCCATTATAGACGGAATGCGCGGAGAATTGACCTCTGCGCATAATCGAAGTATAATCAGTCTTCACTTCGATTACTCGAAGTGAATAAAGGACAAATCATTTCAGGGAGAAAAAAATGAAAATTGACGGTTCAGATGCAAGAAAACAGATTGCAAAAACAACGGCGGCGAATCCATGGGATTCATGGTTCTCTAAGTTGAGAGCCACGGTGGCTTCCTCGATTCCGGCGGAAACAGTCTCTGTAGACCGCTTCATAGAATCGGCGAAAATGGCACTTCTTGATCCGAAAGTCCCGGATCTCGCGAAGTGTACGCCCGAATCAATCAAGCGTGCACTCATTCAGGCGGCTAACTATGGTCTTGAGGTCGGAGGCGTACTCGGACAGTCGTTCATTATTCCGTACAACGAATCAGTACGGAATCCGAAGAACGGACAATGGGTAAAGGCAATGACCTGCCACTTCCAGATCGGTTACAAGGGACTTATTGCCCTTGCCCGGCGGTCAAAAACGATAAAAACGATTGCAGTGGAATGCATCTACGAAAACGATGTATTCGACTGCAACCTTGCTTCGGGGCGGTCAATTACGCACAAGATGAACATCTTCAAGCCCCGCGGAGAGGTAATCGGCTATTACTGCCTTGTGGAACTCATGAACGGCGGCGAGCAGTTTGCCGTAATGAGCAAGTCGGACGCGGAAAAGTTCCGCGACACTTATTCAAAGTCGTACATCACGGCAAAGGACAAGTCTTCCCAGAACTGGGGGAAAAACTTCGACGCAATGGCACTGAAGACCTGCGTAATCAAAGCACTCAAGTTATGCCCGATTTCGATCGAAGCACTCAGGGCGGTTCAGACGGAAGAAGCCGCCGAATACAGCGACGCTCCGCAGGTAATTATCCCGGCAGAAAATATTGCAGATGCGGAAATTGCCCCCTTTGAAGAACCGGCGGATCAGGGTGTCCCGGAAGAACCTGAAGCAGGTTCAGATGCCGTGAATGCGCCGGCGGAAAAAGAGGAAGAAGAAATATTCTGATTCCTCCTAGATTAGTCATAAGAGAAAAAGAAACGGTATGTAAATCTTTATGTCATAAGGATTTACATAGACTGCAAGACCGAAAACGGATTGCATATTAAAGATTTTAGAAAAAAATGGGTACAAGAATGGGAACATAAACCGCCTTCAGGTACTCATGAAAGGATTTTTGATATGGAAATTCAAAAAACTACGGTGCAATTCCTTCCGCCGTCAAACCTCGATGACGACCGGGAAAGACCGGTGGCAGTCGGAAAGACGACACTTTTTTTTCAGGCGGGAGAACGAATCAGATTGCCAAAAATAACCGGCTGGTATCACGCAGAATTATTACCTGAAGATGAATCCGTAACGCTCAGGCTTTCGGATTCAAGGGACATGGTTACGCTCAGGAAAGTTTTCGCTTCCAAGCGCGAAAGGGAAATCCGGCGCAATCAGGAAATCCTCGTCAACGTAACGATCGACATTCCGTATCAGAAGAGATCCGTAAAGGAACTGAATACGGCGTGGAAACTCATGGAGATTATCTTTCAGTCACTGAACGACCGCAAACCCACTTCCGAAGAACTTTACGCAACGTACGAAGACCTTCTCCCGGAATATGCAGAAAAAGTCCCCTGCACCTTGTTCCCGGACAGACTCCGCCCCGTAAGGCTATCCGAAGCAAATTCCGTTCAGGCGGCAGCATTCATTGACGGACTTCTTTTCCACATTTCACAGATTACCGGACTTAAGCAGGATTTGCAGACGGACGTGCGCTCCGTCATCTACGAATGGGAAATCTGGCGCGGACAGCATTCGCCGGACTTCACTTCTGGCATGACTGAACAAAAATGGCGCGGAAGGGCAACTTATTCCGAAGCAAGCGGAATCGGCGGAAACGACATTGACCTGCATCATATGCTTTCCCGCGGAGCGCACGCGAACATGACGGACGACCCGGAAAACTGGATTGCGCTGAACCGGAGCGAACATCAGGAATTCCACGACATCGGCGAAAAGGCATTCCTTCAGAAATATCCGCACCTTGAAGGACGTTTCAGGCGTGCACACGAAAAATTCAGTACTGAATACACGGACGGAAAATGATGAGCGACACCCTCAAAGAGAAAATCTATACCGGCTTGATATGCGCTTTCCTTGCAGGATTTGCCGCAGGATATTTCATTTCGTCAAAAACCGGACGGAAAATAGTGCACGTGGACTTCCCCGGGGATCATGCTCCGGACGGCGGCGAAAATGCAAGGTATCCGTTCCTGCCGGGGAACTATTCCGCATACATCGAGGAACTTGCCCGCGAACTTAAAATTGACGGCGATCTGGCGGTTTCCATTCTCATGGTCGAGAATCCTGAATTCAACCCGGACGCAGCGCACCGGAATCCGAACGGAAGCAACGACCTCGGACTGTGGCAGCTCAACGACGTTTACGTCTATTCTGCATTCGTAAAATCCTACTGGGACATGGACGTTGAATTCAATCCCTACAACTGGAAGCACAGCACTTTCCTTGCTATGCACCACATCGAATACCTCCTGCGCACGCTGAAGGTTCAGGACGATGCAGTCATGGCATATAACTGCGGAATGAAGGCAGTCATGAACGGCAGGATTCCTGAATCTACGCGGAAATACCTTGCGCGGGTAAAAAATAACATGAAAATCCTGAAACAGACGGAGGACTTATGAACGCAACGGGGAAAAAATTCATCTGCGTACTGAAACTCAACAAACTGAGTACGATTTCGGCGATACAACCAACCAGAGTCGTGGAAAAACTGTTCATTCCTTTCCCGCAGTATGACGAATGGAGGCGAAGGAAAAATGAATCGGACGCAAACCTTTTCGGGTGGTAAATTGTGAAATACGGACTGCCATACAGGGGAAGCAAGAATTCCATTGCGGAGCAAATCGTTGATTTTCTTCCCCCTGCGGAGAATTTCTACGATTTGTTTGCTGGCGGTGGTGCGGTTACGCATTGCGCCATGACGAAGAATAAATACAAAAATTACTACATGAACGACCTTGACCCCCAGCCGATAGAACTGTTCCGCTCGGCAGTCAACGGTGAATTCAAAAATGAAAAAAGATGGATTAGCAGGGAGGATTTTTTCCGCCTGAAGGATTCCGAACCGTACGTGGCGTACTGCTGGAGTTTCGGGAACAACGGACAAGACTATTTGTACGGAAAAAATCTGGAACCTTACAAGAAGGCGTGCCACTATGCAGTAGTTTTTGACGAGTGGGAACTGTTCGGGGAAATGTGCCCTGAAGTAGCGGACACGGCGAAAAAGGCACTTGAGGGCGTTACGGATACGAAACTCAGGCGGTTGCGGTTCGGTGCTTCGATAGTGCGGAAACTGAACGAACTTAATGGCGCGGATTTGATTCAGGGCAATCCGCTCTACGAAAGTTGCAATCGAAACAAATCCCAAAGTCTGCAAAATCTGGAACGTCTGGAACGTCTGGAACGTCTGGAACGTCTGGAACGTCTGCAAAGTCTGAATTTTTCGGTAAAATCATATGACGAAATCGAGATAAAGAAGAACAGCGTTATATACTGCGACATTCCGTATAAGGGGACGGAAAGATACAATGCAGGAAAATTCGATTACGAGAAATTTTACGAATGGTGCGGACGGCAGAGTGAACTTGTAGTCATATCCGAGTACAGTATGCCCGGCGAGATTGACGTGAATAATTTAAGGGAGGAATGAAAAAATATGAAGAGCCGATGTCTCTCATGCATACATCACCATGCCGACGGAGCAAGGCATACCTGCGATAAATGCCCGGAAAAAACCATTCTCGGAATGATTGCGCCGGACATGAAATTCATCGAACATTGCCGGTTTTACAAAAAAGCAGACCATTGAATAATTCTTTTTTTATGATAGGTTTCCGATTGCCACATCAAAAACCTGAATCAATTCAAGTTTTTTGCCCCAGAGATATTTTCATTCTTTCGGGGCATAAAAAAAAGCACCGGAGAAAATCCGGTGCTTTTTTTCAACTTCAGTTGTAAGAAGATTCTAGAATGTCAAAAGTGCATGGCTTCCATTTCATGGCTTCCCCAGAACGACACCATTCCCATGCTTCCTTTTTGGAATCGAACAATTTTGCATCTTCTTCGCTATAAGTCTCCCCATCTTCACCAATCAGAACGAAATCCATCTCGTGGGAAGATGGATTATAAAAATTCGACCGAATAAAATATTTCATTTTTTCACCTCCGATAATTCCCCGGCAATGAACTCCGGGTCTCTCAGGCGCAGACCGTCACACACGTAATTCGTGATGGTCTTTCCGTTTTTTTTAGCCAGCAGCCGCAGATTTTCTGCGGTCGCTTCGTCCCTGAATGACAGCATAACGCGCGAAAGCGGCTTCCTCCCTGTCGGTTTCCGCCCTGCACCCTTCCGCGCTCCTCCGCGTCCCATCTTCGCACCTCCTACAGATTCTCGATGACTCTGATTTCGTCATCGGAAAGTTTCGGATACGCCTTTTTTACGCGTTCCATTTCTTTTTCCGCATCGTCAATGTCCCAGAATTTCAGGGCGTTGTCGATGCAGGTCGATGTGCCGTCGCCCGTCCAGAATTCTTCACGGCAGACCGTTATGTACCATGACTTTTCAATCAGCCATACTTCCTCGTCGATGTCTTCCCAGTCGACATTTTCAAAATCCTCGCATACAAGCGATCCGTCTTCGTTGTGATACGCTGACGGATTCAGACGGACGAACCGCTGAATAACTTGCGTGTTCACTTCTTCGCCGTTGCGCATCTGCGCATTTCCAATCGGAACTTTATAGTTCCACTGAAAAACTTCTTCGGCGACTTCGTTTTCGTCCACGAATCCCATTCCCACGGGACTCCAATCGTGGATCAAAAACTGATTCTCGTCCTCTTCGTTGTTCTGCTCGAACAGCGAATCAGCGTCAATTCCGTCATAGCCGGGGTCGTTCTTCCCGATGACAAAAAACTTGTCACCGAATCGTCTCTGTAATTCGTCCTTTAATTCCATAATCAATGGCATTTGTTTGCTCCTTGCGGCGCTCAACCGCTTACATGATTATAATAGCACGGCATTTGAAAAACGTCAACACTTTTTTTCAAAAAAAATATATTTTTTTTTCAGTCCGGAAATAAAAAAAGCGGGCATTTTCCTGCCCGCATTTTTCCGCCTTATTCCCTTACAAGGAAAAAGAAGTGGTTCAGAAGTTTCCCTTTCGGTGCGTCCTCGTCCGTAAGATAACTGTCAGCCATCTTCGCGAAGATACTTTCCCCGGAAACGCCTGAATCCTTTACGTCGCCGTGGTAGTCGTAATACATCATGTGCACTACCGCATTGAATTCGTATTCAGTGTAGTCCGATCCGAAATCGATGCTGTTCTTCCGCGCAAGTTCGTTGGTCTGTTCTACAGTCCATTTCCTTCCGTGTTCCGTTCCGCAATGCATGGATTCTACAAGGTAGTTGCAGTACTTCTTGCAGAGGGTATCTCCCATTACTTCCCGGTAAACCAGCATGAACGTAGTAGTTGCATCGATGTCGCAGTCCGCCGCCCTTGCAAGAATGGATATAATCTTCTTCTGGTCGGCATCTTCCGGCAATTCTTCAATAAGTTCCCTTACGTTTAATTTCATTTTTTAATTCTCCACTTTTTTTTGAACAGACCTGACTTCCTGCCCTCCTTTACTTCGTACTGAACGTCTGACAGTGCAGGAACGCCCGGTGCAGGTTCGTTGTCATTACTTTCCTGATTATTTCCGCCGGATAAAGATGATTCTGCGTCATTCTCATTCGGCGGAACCGACAGCCCCGCCGGCAATCCGCCAGGAACATTCCTCGTAACCTGAACGTCCGTCTGACGGCTGCACGCAAAGGGGCATACCTCGCAGTTACGGATACATGCAAACTTCATGAATTATCCCTCGCAGGGGAAATTCGTAAACTGTATGTGCGCTCCGTCTGCTCCGTTGGCACCATAGTAGGCGTGTATGTTTCTGCGCGTCTTTATGCTTACTCCCAGAAGTCTGTTTCCGTATTTGTCGTAAACCGGAACGTTCGCTCCGTTGATTACGGCATAGACCGGGAAAGTTTCTCCCTCCGCAGGGCACCCGGCGGCAAAGATAAAACTTAATTTTTCCTTGTTCCCGGCAACGGTCGTTCTTGCAGGAGAAGCAATGAGAAACGTGTTCCCTGCATCTGCTGCAACGGAAGTAATGAAGACACGGACTATATTTGAATTATTACAGGACATTTTTTTTCTCCGGATAGTTTTTGAGTTTTTCAGGCGGAAAGCATGAAGCAATCCGCCGAATTCATCACGTCATGGACGGATTGTTACCAGACAGAACTGCAGCCGCACGTTGAACCGCATCCGGCGTAAGGCACATAACGTCCTATTGAATTAAGGATATTCTGTGTCTGAACTCCGTTTGCAAGCGTGAGCTGGGCGGACTGAAGTTCCCTCTGAACGGCTTCTCGTGAATCACGCAGATCCTGAATCGTGCTGGCAGTCATAAGAGCCCGCGTCTTTTCGCCGTCTTCCCGGATTGCGGTCGTAATGGCACACGTATTCTGCGCATTTTCAAACCGGATAGCGTCAAGGTTTCCGTTTGTTGCGCTGAAGGCACGTTCGTTCGCAAAACTCGCGGCATTGATTGCCTGCGTAATGTCATAGCGGTTCTGGTTAAGTCCGGAATTTACGCAGCAAAGTTTATCCGAAATGTTCGCTCCCTGATTCTGCACCATAAGTGCAACATTCCCGATTGCATCGCGCACGTCCGTAACGTCGCGCTGAAGCGTCTGATTGTTCAAGCCGTCCGTAAGTTCAGCCCTTGTCAACGCCCCCTGCATTGCCGTGTTTCCATCGAAACCATAGCCATTACCCCACCAGCGCATCATCATAAGGAATACAAGCCATATGAATGGACTGTTATTCCAGCCTCCGTTTCCGCTCATGAGAGCGTAATCTCCTGCCGTCATCTCTGACATAAAACACCTCCCGTCTGTCTCCCGACAGTCATCATTTTTTATTTTCTGAATTGCCGGAGCAGCCGTATTCCGTCTTCTATCTGCCGCTCCGGCATTCCAAAATTCCTTGCCATATCCACAATCTGATTTATGTTCCCGTCCGTAAGTTTCGGAAGCATCTCCCGGAAAATACCTTCATCGAACTGCGGAATTTTGCCGTTAAACATTTTCGCTAACATCTGCATCGGATTGAATCCGCCGTTTCCACCCGTATCCTGAATCCTCATTTTTTTATCTCCTCGCCGTCAAATAATGTATTCTGCTTTTTCTTCCCCTGATCTTCCGTCTTTTTATTCTGCTGCGACAAAAGCGCATTCAGTGCATTTTCGATGCTTTCCATACGCTTGTTCAGTGCAGCGTCCGGATTTGCAATTCCGGGAGCATCGGGAGACGGATTCTGTATTTCCCGGTATTCATACTTCTGGATCTGCGTAATTCCCATTTCGTCAATCCTTTTCTTGTAGAATTCGTTTTTATCCGCCTCAAAAAGAAGCCCTACTTCTCCCGGCATGAGCATGAAATTCTGTGCCTGCTCGTATCCCCTTACAAGCGAATATATGACGTTCGGATTTTTTTTCTGCAGCGGCTGCATCTGAAAATTCTGAAACGGCGCGGAATTATAATTCTGTCCGTTAAAACTTCCGTACATTGCGTTCATGTTCTGCTCCATCTGGTTCAGCCTCTGCGACTTAACCTCTTCAAGGTAATTGCTCATGGCATTACAATACCGCCTTTGCGCCCTTTTGTGTTCCGGGATTATTCCGGATTTACCGGGATTGCACGCAGGAATAAAAAAAAAGACCACTTCCCTCAGGGAAAATGGTCTTTAATTCATGTTTATTTTTTTTTGCGCTATGCGTTATCCACGTATTCCGCAATATACTGCATCAGCAGTTGTTCCTTCGTCATGAGATTGTTCGCAATCATTGCTTCCCGGATTTTGTTCGTTACCGTGTTTTTGTTTACGAAGTCAATTTCCTTCATCATTTTCCCCGCAGAAAGTTCTTCAAGGATTCTTTTCTGAATGTCATCAAGTTTCAGGTGCCTTTTCGTTTTTCCTTTCTTTACAAAAAAATGAATCGTAAGATAGATCCATACGCAGTTTGCAAAATGTATAACGATATGCGACGGCGTTTTTTCGTTCAGTTGAAATGATACCAGCGTACAGAGTGCATAGATGCCAAGGCATGAAACGTAAAACTTTTTGTGCCTGCTTACCGGTTCCCTGCCCTTGATAAGGCAGAACAAAGAAACGACAATGAAAGGCGTATAATTTTCAAAGGTTATGTTAAGTGCCGACACATACGCAAAAATAAGGAATACGTAAAGGATTGATTTTCTCCCGAAAATAAAAACTCCCAGAAGCAAAGCCGGATAGAGTATAACCCTCGTAAGCGGCTGCACCATGAAGTTTGAATCGAAGAATTGCCAGAAGTGGCACGCAAATAAAATTACAGCGGTCAGGCATATTGACCACTGTATCCGGTCAGACATGATGTTTTTAATTCTACTTTTTATAAATTTTCGCATTCCGAGAAGATACGCATAAAACATGACTTGTTCAACCGCTACTCCCAGATTCCGTCAATTATTTCCCTGTTTTTCTGCAAGTCATCAATGTGATCAATCGCCTTTGATTTGTCGTAATAGTCCGTCATCTGTTCGTTGAGGTGTCCCATCATGAGACGAAGGTCTACGTTGTTGATTTTGGATTTCATTATCGTATTGTACGTAAACCGAAGGCTGTGCGGCGTTATGTTCCTTGCCTTCGCGTCGATTCCGTTTTTCGTCAGTACAGAAGCCAGAGACATACACAGTTTCAGCGATTTCCATGGTTGTCCGTGGAAAGTAAAGAGATATGGCGAAGAATCCTGCCTTATTTCAGTCATGTATTTTATCATTTCAACGGTTTTCCGGGGCAAGATGGAAACGCGCCACCTTTTGTTCGTGTCAGTTCCTTTTTTCAGTCTGTTGACTTCCCGGAGTTTGTAGTCAAAGAAGCAGTTTATAAGGATTGCATTCTCCGCAACAAACTGAGAGTATTTGACCGCCCTTGCTTCGCCGCTCCTCATTCCCGTGGAAAGGATAGTGAATATCAGCGTCGCAAAAGAAAAAATCTGCCAGTCCGGTTCATGCGACCTCGTATTCCACCGCCATATCCTGATTATTTCGGAGTAGTCGTCCGGGAATAACCTCTTTATTTCCTCGACTGATAATATTCCGCGCGACCTTTTGTCCGGGGCAAATTTCTGAAGTTCCGGCAGAAACTGTATTTTCCGGAAACTGTACAATTCGCGGAAAATGTCCTTGAATACCCGGATTGCCTGATTCCGCCATGAATTTGATCTGTCGAAAGTCAGGAGCCACATATCAATCTCTCCGGGCGAAATTTCGTCAGGATACCTTTCCCCGAATTTGGCAAGTATAAGCCTGAGATACTTCTGCTTTATGCTGATTGTATGTTCAGCATTTTCTTTTCCCTTGAGGGCAAATTTCCGCATGAACGCAGATCCGGGATCGTACATACCCGTGAACAATTCCGCAAGCGTCTGCCTTTTCTGATTTTCAAAATCATCATCAAGCCCCGCAATGAATGCCTCCGCGTCCTTTTTCTTCAGGCAGGGTCTGCCGTCTTTTCCGCACGACTTCCTTACCTGCTTTCCGTTCTCATCGTAGTACCAGTAATACCACGCCTTAAAGGTTTTTCCGTTTTTTCTGATTGTCCTCTGAAACAGATGCCGTATCATTCGTTACCTCCGCAAAAAAAATAATATTTTATGCACATTTTATGCACAAATCCCTGTTTTCAGGCGCATGACACGACTTAATTCATTGCAATACATGGACTTATTTTAAAACAACATTGCCAATAACGCAAAAACAAAAAATAATTAAGCCCATTTATCCGCATTTATGTCCGTAAATACGGCAAATTTGTGTCAAATCATTGTCTATGTACTGATAGAATCATGCAGTTTTATGCACACGTTT